CTCATTCCTGCCAAATCATTTGCAGGTTGATTCTGACTATATAAAACTTTACTTACAACCGCAGAAACAACCATATTAATTGCAAAAGCCGCCGCTGTTGCCCATGCCGCCGCACCATATCCTGCGGCAATAATTATCGTCATTCCAATAGCATTAGCTGTTGTTGGCAACAACAATAAAAATGCTAACAATAACGAATAATATTTATACATTACTGTATCCAATTTTCATCAATTTTTTTAAATCCATATTTATCATATTTAAGATTAGGACTTGTAGATAATTTACCCATTACAAAAAATTTAATCCTACCTTGTTTTTTCATTTGTTTACCACATTCAATATATTTTAAAAACAATTTATAGCCTATTGATGTTTTTCTATACTCAGGCAATACATACCAAGCCAACTCATGCAAAGTTAAAGTTTTATCGCACCAAACACTAGGAGTAATTAATCCCATAATTAAACCTTTTCCATCTTCTATATAAATTATTCCTGCACCTGCTAACATTGTATCGAGTAATCGACCCCAATATTCTTCATTATTTAATTCTTTAAATTCTTCTATTTCACTTTCGCTTCTAAATTTTTTCATCAATTCTATTATTTGTGTTTTGTCATATTTTGTAGCTTGTCTTATCATGTAGTTTTTCCAAAAGCATAATTAATATTTGTTATATAAGAAACTCGATCCATGCTTGTATCTGTAGGATTAAAAAATGTCCAACTATTGTTATTTGTGTATCTTCCTGCCGTTCTATTTTGCAAAATTAATTGAATAGAAGATGCTGATACTGTAATTGTTCCTATAAAACTTCTAGATTCTTCCATCCATTGTTCAGAAATTGCAAAAGAATTAATATATCCACTAAAAAATTGATATAAGCCGCCTGTTCCACCTGTAGTTATTAATGCGCCATTAGTATTAAAAAAGCCATGCCACATTTCTATTCTTGAACCTTTAATGTCTTGACCTAATACCAATCCCAACATGGTTTGATCAATACCAACTAAAGTTACTGTTGTTTCATTTGCAGTAGATTTAATATCTTTAGTTGCATCGCCAATTTTTACTAATTGCCCTAATGCTTCAAAAGGTTGTGCATCTACCGCAGGAATAGTAAGTGCTGATGGAGTTGTTGCAAATCGATAAGTTTCATTAGGTGATGTTACTCGAACAAAATCAGCAATTCGAATATTGTTTGTATCGTCAACTGGAGTTATGATATTCATAACACAGACTCAAATGCAGTAAATGATCCTGACCAACTAATAAAAGAATCATCTTTCATTGGCATTAAAGTATATGTAGGATATGCTCTTAAAATTACTTGAAAAGTTGTGCCTGTATATGTGTTACCGCCCATACTAACAGTTGTGCCATATTCTCCAATAACAGCATTAACAGGACTTGCAAGAGTAGTAATAAGATTTCGATGCACAGGTATATTTACAGTTGATCCTGCGCCCCTAAGAACATCTGCTGTAGCAATGTATGGATACAATCCAACCTGACAAAAATCTCCTGCCTTAACTATATATTCAGCAGGATCAATAGCAGGAAGACTTCCCAACACTAAAGTTTTATTAGCTGAACTAGTTTGCCATTGGCATCCGGCTATTTCACCTTGGCTCATATCGCCTTGATAGGTAATATAGTTAGTCCATCCAGTTGTACCAAAGTTAAGATATTGCGCTAAAGCCATATCAGGTATTCGTAAACTATTTAATAATGCTCGATTTTGACTATACAAAAGATAATTCATTGGTCGTAAATCAAATGAAAATGGCACTACAGTAAGCACTTCGCTAGTAGAGATTCTTTGATTGCGACTTAACATTTGACCAACAAATCGATGATCATTAACTTGTACTGATTCGCTAATTGCGAGGATTTGATTTAGACTCATAATTATCTCGATGTTGGCATCGACCTCGATGCTGACTGATTAGCCGCCCAAATAGTTTGTTTATTTTGGACTAAGAATTGTGTAGCAGATTGTGTATCAATGGCTGACATATTGGCTATATAAGTGCCATTGTAATTTATTGTTTGACCGCCCATTCCTCCTAAATCTTTATTAGGAATAATTGTTCCTGCTCCTTTTGGCACAAACAATTCAGGACCAACTTCGCCAACTATGTATGGAGTATTTCCTGAAACATCACCACCATTTGCCATATATAAACCACTAGCAGTTGCGCCAAACCCTGTGCCACCACCCGGGGCAAATAAATCTCCAAAACTTATTCCACCACCGCCGCCCATTCCGCTTGGAACAGTCATGCCTCCTAAAGATGCACCTGCCATACTTAATATTTTAGTAGCTTGTGCTTTCAATTGAATAGCAATAATGTCTTGTATAACTGACCTAGTAAAATCTTTAAATGCAAATTTTCCTGTTCTTACAAAGCTTTCTATAGCAGAAGTCATATTGTTAAATACAGCAGTATGAATACTTTGAACAAGAACTAATTGTTCTCCAAGGCGAATTACTCCTTCTCTTTGAGATTGTATAGTTCTCTCTCTTTCAACATTTGCAACTTTTTGTTCAGGGCTTAACTTTTGATTAATCATTATTTTTGCGATTTCTTGTTCTGTTCGCAATCTATCTAAAGCTATTTGTTTGTCATTATCTGAAGCAAGAATATTTTCTCGATAAACTTGTAGTTTTTCTCTTTCTCTAGCAAGGCTATCTAAATCAGCTTGTTGTCTTTCAGTAATCCTTAATTGTTCTTTTCTAAATATTTCTTCTTTAGTTTGAGCAACCCTTAAATCTTCATTAATAATAAATTGAGAAACAATCTTTGCTCTATCTGTTGCAAATACAAACTTTTCTTGTTCTGATTTTCTTTGTTGATCTACAGCAAAATCTGCTTTTTTCTTTTCGGATTCCATTTCAATCCGAGTTACTTCATTTACTCCAAATACTTTAACTTGAAATAATTGATCAGCTTTTAATTTTGCATATTCAGATTTTAAATCTTCGGCTTTTTGTAATCCTCCGGCTTCTTGATAAGCATTTATTTTTGCATTTTCATTTGCTTGTGCAGTAGCTTTCTTTTGTGCTTCAACTATTTCTTTATTTTGTATTTCAAGATATTCTTGTAATTGTTTTTTCTTTGCTTCTAATGCCGCTTTATTTCTTTCTCCTGAAAGACCTGTCATGGCAGTTTCAAGATACTCAATTTCTTTCTTTAATCTATTTACAATATCTTGAGTTGTTTCATCTTTTCCAATACCCTTTAAAGTATTCCAAAATGATCCAAAAATCTTTCCTAAACTTTCCCAAGCTTTTTCTAAAGTGCCAACATTTCTTTCCTGTTTTTCTAATGACTCAGAAAGTAAATCAGCAGTTAATTTAATTGCCTCTTGCTTTTTATTTTGCTGTGCTAATAATTCAATTTGTTTATATTGTGCAAGATTTAAAAAGTTATATTTTTCATTTAATTTAGCGGCAGAATTAGCAGTCCCATCTAAAGATGCAATTAAATCTTTAGTAACTGTTGCGGCTGTTTCACCTGAAAGCTTTGATATTAATCCAATAGCATTACCAACAGAAGCCAAACTAACTGAAGTAAACTTTCCGGATGCAACAAGTTCCATAAATACATCATTGGTTTTACCAATAGAAACATTTAATTTGTCCGACAATGCGGCAGACATCATTTGAAATTGACTTGCTGTTATTCCTGCAATATTGTTTGTAAGAATTAAACTATCTCTAAATTTAGAGGATTCTTCTTGACCTTTATATGCGGCAAAAGCCAATCCTGCCATAGCTACAGCTGTACCCCCAATAGCAATTCTCATTGGATTTAATACACTTGAAATAGCTTTAAATAATGGTACAAATCCACCAAACTGATCTCGCAACTGACCGCCCTGTTGTATCAAAACCATCATTGGGTTTTGACCACCAAGTAAGCTAGTTACAATGTCGGTTGTTTGATAGCCAAGTGCCGCTTGTAAATGAGGGGGAAGCTTTCCACCTGCGCCACCCATTTGAGCCATATTGGCTTTTTTAGCAGATTCAGCTACAGCATCATATGCTCTAGCCTGATCCATCAACATATCTTTTAGTTGTTTTGTGGCATTTGCATATTTACCTGATGTAATTTCCCTTTGTATTTGTTCTACTTTTGTAAGGGTTTTGCCATAATCTTTTGTGGCATATTCT